GATCGTTGCTGGGGGTCAAATCGAGCATCCATTGAGCGATTGCCGACTGGCGCCAGGCCACCGAGTTGGGGCCTATTCTAACCTGTTTTGGGAAGGTTCCCTCCCGGATGCGACGATAAACCGTGTTACGGCCCAGGCCGGTGGTGTGCAGCACCTCGTCGAGGCGCAGGAAACGATCAATGCTTTCGATGGTTGTCTTCATCTCAACCCTCCTTGCTCAGTGCCTTGTAGCCGTTGATCTCTGCCATGTCGCGGTCATAATCGCGGCGCGTGACCGGATGCATGTCTTCTGGCTTCTGTCCGTGGTATTTCTGCAGTATTTCGCCTTCGAGCGATGCAGTGCATTCGGCCAGAGCGGCTCTTAGCTCGTTAATGGTTATGCGCCGGCTCCACATTGGATCGCCAGGTACAGGCACAAGCGGAGTCGTCTGGTCGATCATCGTCTGGACATGACATAGCAGTTTTGTATTCTCTGCCTTGAGCTGGTCTCTATCCCACATCACCAGCAGCGCATTGGTGGTGGCGCGCCCTACCTGTTCATGCACCGCCATCTCTGCCCATATGCGCGACATCCTTGCCATGGATGCAAGGCGCTCATTCTCGGCTATCAGCCCAAGCACTACATCCGGCGCCAAACTCATATCAGTGAACCCGGTCGCACATTCGGCCATTCGTTTAAGGTCGCTGTAGTCGGTCATGTTGGCTCCTGCGCGCAAGACGGGCAGCCGTCATGGTGAAAGTGCATGCCGTCGCCGTGCGGGCAAATGATCTGGCTGCAGACGTGGCACTCGCCGTCTTCGCAGTGGTTGAGTAGGGCGTCGATGATCTTTTCCTTGCTCGCCGCCCCATCCCTGAACCCGTCAGCCGCGGCGTTGGCCATGTCGACGGCGGTGTATTCGGCTTTTGGCGCGGCGCCAGCGCAACCAAATTTCGTCGCGGCATAATCAGCCAGCGCAGAGATCTGACTTCCACAGGCCGCGCATTTGTACCAGTCAATATCGATTCTCTTCCAATCGTGAGCAGTGCTCATATCTTCCTCCAAGCCGCAGCCGACACCCGCGCCCAGCGCTCTTGGGTGACGATGATGAAGTTGCGGATGCCGGTCATGACCTTGTGCATCTCGCCGTCGAACTCGACGAACTGGTCGGTCTTGCGGTGTTCTGGCTGGCGGTCGATGACGTCGAGCAGCTTGCCGACTCCACCATCCTCGCGCCGTTCGTGAATGTCATATGCGGCCATGGCGCACCTCGTCGATCTTCATTTTGATCCCGCGTGCGTAGTCCACCGGCCAAGTGTCGAGCCGTTGTTCCAGGGTGCAGGAGACGGTTTCAATGGGCCCGCGCTCGTCGTATGCGCTGCGTGGCGTGCGACTGGCGTCGAACAGCATCTGCGCCGCGAACCGGGCGCCTTCTCGGATTTCAAGTTGAGACATGGGGATGCTCCGGCCGCGCGGGGCGGCAAGCAGGGGAGTAGTCAATTCGGGGTTACAACTGGAGGGATGAAGCTCAGCGGCAGTACACGCAGTAGAACCAGGCGAGGGCGATCATTTCGTTAGCCCCCATCCATCATCCAATTCTTCGTCGCTCATTGTGTTGAATTTGGCGCAGATCTCGAGAAATTCTTCTTCCGAAATCAATTCGCGCAACGCGTTGATTATTCCTTTCTGTCGCCGGGCCTCTATGTAATCGCGATATTTTTGTACCTTGCTTGGATCTACCTGCCTCGCAGCGGCCTTTATATCCAATATTGTTGGAAGTGGGTTTCCTTCCAGCTCAGCAATGCGCGCCTCCATTTTCAAGATGGTAGCGTTAAGGCTTTTAATGGTGCCGGCGCGTGATTCGTGCTGTTTGTGACGCTTGCGAAGGGTGCCGCGTAGGCTGACGTTCTTATGCTGAAGCTTCTCGTTTTCAGCCATAAGTTCTGGAGCTAGCGCTCCGACTATTATCGATTTGATGTTCATTTTGAACCACCCTCCAAAATGGCGATCATTGATTCAGCTCCTTGACCTTGTCGAGGCAGGCGTTCCAAATTCGCTCAAGATCCTTTCCATTCAGCATGCACAGATTCTGAGGGCCAAACCCGTACATCTTGAAAACTTCAACGTAGAAGTCTGATGCGATTGGCAGCACCACCGATACCGGCGCGGGCTGCGAGGTGTAGAGCTTGCGGACTTCGTACTCTTCGGGCTGGCACTTACACATTTCCAGTGACTCACCGGAGATATCCTCCCAGCAGTCAGAGCCATGCGTCCGAACTTGATACACCGGCTCACCGTGCCCAGCCTTCAGCCGCTCGATTTCGGCATTAGCATCCATCAGTAGAGCGCTATAATTGTCGGCGACTCGTTGTATACGCTCGTTCTCCGCCGTCAGCCGGTTGATTTTCAGAAGCTGATCAGCGGCCAGCAGCCGCGTACCTTCAAGGTCATTACGCAAATGGTCAATGGTGGCTTGCAGTTCGGCGAGTTCGGCCGGGGCGGCGAACGTTCGCATCCCGAGCGCATCAAGCATCATGCAAAAATTTGCCACATCAACGGGATCACCTTTTGCCAGATGTGTGTGAAGCATTTTGTTCAGCTGATCTTGTGTGAAGGACTGCCAGCCGTGCCTTCCATTTCTGGATGATTTCTCCATTTTCAAGATCATTCGTTTTTGGAAAACCTCAAGCGCCAGTTCATCGCTTATGGAATCACATATCGGCCTTGGGTTTACCCACTCTTCCGTCTCCACCGGCTGGCGCTCGACGACATGGGCGGCGAGTAGGATGCGGAGTTCTTTCATTGCCTCTCGGCGAATACAGCTCGCCTTGCTGGTCAGTCGGTCTGCCAGTTCTCGCGACACTTCAATTTTACTGCTCATTCGCTTGCTCCTAATTCCAATAGCTCAAGTCTTCGTTGATAGCCTCTTCCGGCGACCAACCTGGAAAGGATTCGTATAGCGAGGCGACCATTTCCCATCGAGCCCAACCGATACGACTGCGCATGTAGCGGTAGGCTCGCAACTTCCAGATCAGCCCTTTCATTCGCTTGCTCCCGATTCGGTGGGTTTGTGGTTTGCCTGGAATGCAGCAATTACCCAGCCCCTTGGCGTGGCGCTGCGAATGTTCTTTGTGCGCGTCGACTTTCCGCCGCACTTCTTCCATCCAGGGTTGTCCTTGTGAAGCGCCGGGATCGGTTTGCGCTCAGGCTCTACGAAGCCTGGGCCCTTCCAGATGCAGGTGTTCTTGTTGTAAGCATCACGAGGTGGATAGACCTCCGGGTACAGCGGATGACAGTCGTCCTCAGGCAGATAGTCGCCGTATTCGCACGGATGGAACTTGAAGTCTGGCTTCCTCCAAAGCGTCGACAGCTTGCCGACTGGGTTCTCAGCGCCCCAGCAGTCACAGTTGCACGCCTTGGCTACGGCGGGAGCCAGCTTTGCCAGTGCAACTGCCTCATCCAAGAAGTTCGGATTCTCTAGGCGTTTCTTGGCCCAGTGCTTTGAGCCTGCATTGGTCATGTCCGTGCATTCCGGGAAGCTGAAAATGAAGTCAGCCCGACCCCCGACCATTCGCGCGATATCCGCTGCATGCTTGTCGATCTGATCGTGGTAGAACCACATGCCGACCTTGAACAGATTGCCTTCCCTTGTGATGCCTTCCTTGTGCTGGCCGTCGAACAGCCAGCACTCGTAACCAGCATCGAGCCATGGCTGAGCCATCAGGCCGGTGTAGTCATAGAGAAAAATTGCGACTGGCTTCACAGCGGCTCTCCAAAATCGTTATCTGGCGGGTCAAAGTCATCGAACGCTTTCTGTCGGCGCTCGGCGTCGGTTAGGCACTGCTTCAACTTGTTTCGCATGGCCGCCTTGGAAATGGTCATGGAGTTCAACCGCTCGAAAGTTTCGTTGGCTCGATACGCCACATCGTTTTTCTCGCGGTTGACCTTGGCCAGCTCTTCCCGCAAAGCAGCCAGCTCGGACTGGGCTGCATTCCAGTCTTCAAGCTGAACAACTTTCTGAGATGCTCTCAGGTCGCACGCATTAAAAATTACTTCACTCATTCAAAAACTCCTTGCCGTTTATGAGGTGTGCCTCAGCTTTCCGAGAGCCCGTTATGAAACAGGCAGCACGCGGCAATGACGGCGAGGACTGACAGCAATGCCCAGGCGGCGATGAAATTCATCAGCATGATTGAGCCCTCGTTGCCCTGATCCAGGTCTGGAAGGTCTGCCGACAGAAACCGATGCGTTTCTCGATGTCGTCCCACTTCGTACCCTTGGCGCGCATGTCCAGCGCCATGTTCAGGTACTCGTCGGTGAGCTCGCGCCTGCGACCCTTGTTGCCGAGCACGATCCCGGCGTTGTTCAGGTAGCGCACGACGGTGGGGTACGAGCAGCCCGCCGCGTCAGCGATGTGGTCTACCTGGTGCCCGGCCGCGTGCATCGTGAAAATCAGCCCGATCGAGTCAGGCGATAACTTGGCTGTCATGGCTCATTCCTCTTTGCGTGTTCCCGTTGCCGGGCTTTGCTGCATTTGTCGTGGTTGCCTTTTGTGCGCGGTCGGTGGCAGATCTCACACTCGAAATGGAGCTCTAAGTAGCCCGCGGCGAGCTTTCCTTTGGATGACATAGGGCCTCCCGGTGGCGGGTGAATTGAGTGGGAAGGGGTCAGTGCTGAGGCTTTGGAAAGAAGGCCGGATGAGGCCCTTTTCGAAGTTTCGGATAGTCGATGGCGAACTTGGTTAGCAGACGATTGAAGCGCTCGAAGCGGACGCCCATCTGGAGCATGGCCTGAGTGCGAGATAGGCCGATCTCCATAAATGCCTTGATGCGTTCGCAGTCTTTCGCGTCCTGTGCCTCGTCGATTGTTTTGCTGCGGAGGTTTTGAAGGCCGATGTGCGCCGATGGCTGGAAGTTGAAGCCACCTTCTTTGGCAAGCGTGTATAGAAGCTTTCGAGACAAGCCTGAAGCCTCGGATGCCTGCGCGTAGTTCATGGTTTCTGCGAGCTTCCGGGCGCGATTAATCTGCTGCTCGCGCTCAGCCGCTCGAGCGATGGCGCGCTCATCCCGTTCCTTTTGCCGTTTGGTCTTCTGCCTGGCTGCGGCAGCGGTGATCGGCTTTGGTTCTGGACTGACCGCTGCCTTGATCGGCGTCTTCTTGCGCCGCGGCGGCTCATGCCTTGCCGGTGGAGGCACAAAGCTCGGCCCCCGCAATACCTCAATAGTCCCTCCTTTACTCAAGAAGGCCTCCTGAAGCAGGGCTAGTTCATGGCGTTGCGGGTCGAGCTCCTTGACCATGTTCAGGTCGTTGCTGATGTATGCGCTCATGCTGCGATCCCCAGAACCCGGTTCATGCGCTCGTCCAGCAGCTCGTAGAAGGTCTTCACGCGCTCACTGATCTTGCGGATCATTGCTTCGTCGCGATAAACCCGCTTCACGAATAGCGGCATGCCCGGCCAGTAGCTGATGAAGTCAATCCATTCGCGTTCTGAAACCCAGAGTCCTCCTTGACACTGGGTCATGTGTTCTTTAGGCACTTCGTTTGAGAGGATCACGCCGACCTGAAACTTTGGTAGTTTGGTCTTGATCTCGGTCAGCCCATCCTCGCCGACCAGCGAGTCTGGCGAATAGCCGACTCCGTGGTTGAGGATGATGCCGACTTGGCTTGTCTGTACACCCTCGCGACTCTCATACAAGCCGCGGGCAACACTTTCCAGCTCATGGCCGCGGATAGTTGCGCGGGTCTGAAATGGCAGTTCGGCGGCTTCCTCCGTGATGCGCTCGCCGATCAATTGGTCCATGTAGGTGAATGCTGCGACACCGAAACCAGACTCACCCTTGCCACTTACTAACAGGCAATCCAGTTCGGAACAGGTCGCGATGCCCAGGCGCAGAGCCAGCCATTCAGGCGTGCCCTGCTCAATATCAGTGACGATTTTCATTTTGCGGCCTCCGCAGCAATGATTGCTTTGTTGAGTTGCGCAACCAGGATGTCGTGACGACCCTTCGGAACGCACTCGACTGAGCCATACTCGCCAATGAACCACTCACGGGTCTTCTCCGTGCAGCGACCCAGCAGCGCGGTAATTCCGGCCGCTTGGACCGAAGTCACATTGGCCGTCGGCACGGCGGCGTGCCCGTCGTCGTCCTCACCACGAGTGGTCAGGTTCAGGAGCGCTGACATGACATAGCGCTTTCCGTAGCTGGTGGATGACCCGACTGCCTGCACCGCGTTTTTGCTACCGCTGGTATCGAGCGGCAGAAGCATGGTCGTCTCTTCACGGTGACCGGCGCGGTGCATCAGAATGCCGGTGACGCTCAGGCCTGCTGCGACGTTCTCCACCTTGAAGGTTATGGCGAAGCCGTGGGTCTGCATGATTGGCTTGATCACGTCGTTGATGTCTTCGAAAGTGGCGTAGTCGCTGCGCTTCTGGCCGTTGACCACGATGGCGCCTCGCTCCGCAATGCTTGGAATGTCGCTCTGCATGGCGGCCATTGCGGCGTTAAACTCAGCCTGGGCGTCACGGGCCTGCATGCGTTCGTGCATCGCCATCAACCGCTCAAGCTTGTCGATGTCGCATGCTGGATCGGCGGCTGCTCGACTGATCACCGCCATGATGTTGGTGTCGTTGGAGATTGGCGCAACAGCCTGACGGCGCTGTTCCGGCATGATGATTTCGGTGCCCATGTTGAAAGCCTCAGTAAGTGATGGAAACGGCTGGGATCTTGCGCTGGGCGATCAAGGTGACGGCCTGCTTGGCGCATTCCTCCGTCATCCCGCCAGCAACGAATGCTTCCAGCGCTGCGCGGTTTATCTTCTTCTTGTGCTCAAGATCTGCTTCGCGGGCCTGCGCCTGCTCCAGCTCAAACGCTACGGCCGCGGCTTGCCGGGCCAGTTCGTTCTGGCGCGCCTGCTCGACGGCCTGTTCCTGACGCTGCACCGCGGCAATTCGCTCCTGCTCGGCACGCTGCTCGGCCGCCAACTGGTCGGCCTTCGCCTGTGCTGCTTGGCGTTCGGCTTGTTCGGCCTGGAGCTTCAGCTCCAGCTCGCGTCGGTCTGCGGCAGCTTTGGCGTCTGCTTCGCGCTTGATCACAGCATCGCGCTCGGCCTGTGCACGCTCTTCGGCTTCGCGGCGGGCGCGTTCCTCGGCTTCCCGGGCAATCTGCGCCTCACGGTCACGCTGGGCCTGTGCTTCAGCCTCGGCGCGCAAGCGAACCAGTTCGGCCTGCTCGGCTTCGTACTGCTGGCGGGCGGTGAGGGCGGCAGCGAGCTGAGCCATGCAGGTTTCTTTCGTCCTGGCTGCTTCTGCTTCGAACTCTTCCCACTCATCTCCCAGCACGAACCGGCTCATCTCGTCGATGCGAGCCTTGAGCTCGACCGAATCGCAAAGCGGAAGGTCAACCGCCAGGTCTCGCATGCGCTGGATGGCGTCAACATGCGCATCCTTGCGCGCCGTCTCGGCCGCCTCCCACTCAGTCAGCGGCTTGCGCGTCTCGTCCCGCAGCGCGTCCATGGCGTCCACGAACGCCTTCAGCTCGGCCTCAACTACCTTCGGCTGTTCTTTCAGGCGTTTCAGGTACTCCCGGCCCGGCTTCTCGACGGCCACCTTGGACTTGCTGACCTTGGCGGCCAGTGAGGCTATGCGGTCGCGGCCCTTGGCGGTAGACAGGTCCGGCACCTGGGAGCTGACTTCCTCCTGTACCGCTTGCAGGAAGGGCTTCAGGCCATCCTTCACGTAGATGGCCGGGGCATTGGCTTCGCTGATGTCGTCGATGGTGACGGCTAGTTGATTCGCAGACATGGGGAGTCCTTGCCGCCATGTTGGCAGCGCTGGTAGGTTCGAGTTATTTGGTGACTTGTGCGATTGCCGAAGGAATGCTGCGAGGCTCACCGTTCTCTTTGAACAGGCTGTATTGGAAGAGAAGTACGGTCATGCCGAATGCGAGAATCCAGAAGAGTGGCTTCATCTCATTTCCCCTTGTACTGAACCGGAACGAAGGTGTAGTGCTCGCGGCCGTGGTGGTGGACGCGCCAGTACTCCATGTCGAGTCGGTTCATCAGTTCCTGGAAGGTGTAGACGCGGGTTCCGAGCTTTGGCTTCATGGCGTCACCTGCTTACGCCAGCCGGCGTCGTAGAGTCGGCCTGCCTGAACAAGCGCAAATGCATTGGCGTCTTGGTAGCAATCTGAAAGCAATTCCTCGCATGCCTTTCGGCGATCTTCTGCCGCGACCTGCTCTGGCGTGCGTATTGGGCGGAATGACACCTCTCCGCAACTCGTCCCAACAACCGCAGTCTGCTCGCCTTTCAGGTGCGGTGGAAACATGACCACCTCGATAGGGCAATCCTGATATGGCTTGGTGACGTAGCGGATCTCACATTCAAACCACGGACCGTCACCGACGCGGTATTCACACACCGTCCCAACTGTCGGCAGGCCTTCGCCGGTCCAAGGCGCTCGACGAGTCGCGACAAGGCTCCAGTCGTGCGGGGCGATCATGTCGGCGCGGTGATCGCTGTCAACTTCGCAATAGCCGACCCGCTGACGGGCAGATATCCCGCCAAACTGAGAGACGTAAAACTCTTGTCCGTCCTTTGAAGAGATGACGGCGTTCGCCCATTCCGGCGCCTTGCTCCAATCAATACTCATTTGATCCTCACAACCAGCATGCCGCGCCGGGTCTGAACCTTGATGCGCTGAGGCAGATCAGCGACCAGAAAAAAGCCCTGCTTCAGCAAGGCTTTCGTTAACGCTTCGTGGGTTCTCGCGATGATGGTCATGCCGCGCTCCTTGGCCGATGCGCGACGATCGCGTTCAGCCTTTTGCAGTAGTGGTTGAACTCTTCAGCAGTAATCTGCTCGGCCTGCATGCAGTTGGTGATGTGTCGCAGCACCAGCACTTCGTAGCCTTCTGGACAGCCAGCGTGTGAGAGTTCGTCGAGGTCTTCGTCGATCAGGATATGGGCGCTGATCTTCATAACTCAGCGTCCTCGGCCTGGGCCTTGAGCGCGTCGTCGGCGAGTGGTTCGAGCAGGGATTCGGCGATCTCCCATAGCTTGCCCATGGGGTGCTGGGAGTTGCCCAGCAGCTCGGCACTTGCCACCCTATCGGCGTGCCCGCTCAGTGCCGCGATGACCAGGTAGCCAAGGGAGGGGGTAGGGATTTCGCAGTCGGCAAGCCGTTTGTTAACGAATTCGTCTACCGCTAAGCCGAATTGGTGGAAGGTCACACCCTGCGGCGCGCGCATACGGCGCTGGAATTTCACGTCGTAGCCAAACCTGACCAGCATCTCGGCGGCGCCATAAATCCACTCGGTCCGTGCAATCTCCTGCTGGCTATCACTCACTGGAGGCGGTAGGCGGTTGTCGAATTCACGTTGAGCAAGTGCTATTGCGTTCATGGTCGCCTCCAGAGTCGCGGGGTTACTTGTTGCAGTCATGCTCTTCATTGCTGAACTGATGAGCATTTGAAAATTCTTCCGGGTCGTCGTGCTCGTACTGGTCGCGCTTGCTAGGCTGAAACATCGCCCCAGACAGAACGCCACGAATCCATTTGGGCGGCTTCTTTTTCTTTTTCCCACTTGGGTTTATCAGGGGCATCGACGGAAGAAGCCCAAGCCGCTGTGAGTAGCGGACGATGTTTGGTGTTCGCTTCGCTACGGGAGCGCTACGATGAGCAGCGCCGCCGAACTCACGCAGCTTTGCAGCGCACGACTTGTTGCAGCACTTGGCCCATCCACGCGCCCGATCAGCAGTTTTGGCCTTGAACGTCTCCTTGCACCAGGCGCAGGCAACCTCAACTATCGAGCTCATCTCAATCTCCAATCAGGCGATGTACCCGCCCGGCATAGTGGTAATGACCTTCCGAGGCGCGTCATGCATCCGGCCTTTGGCGCAGTCGTGGACGTCGGGGCGGGGCTTGCGGGGGAGGGGTGGGGTTGTGCGTTTCATGGCTGCTGCTCAACTGGTTGTTCTGGCCTGATGATGTCTTCGCCACCCAGCGCCCAGCCCAATGACCAGCAGCGCTCGCATGGCTCCTCACGCATGTAGCAGCCACACTGAGAAGCTTCTTCCTCAGTCCAGCCAACTTCTTTCTCAACCTCTTGAACGGTGCGCATCACACTCACCTCCAATCGCCCAATAAAAAAGCCGACTCGAAAGCCGGCTTTACTACCTCGCATAGACCTCCCTACGCGGGGTGATTCGCCTCCTGCTGGAGGGCTTTGACTGTCTGTTACATGGCTGCAAATCCTCCGCTTGGTCGTACAGAGTCGTGCGCAACCATTTGCGCTGCAGCTGTACCTGCATTGGAGGGGACACTGTTTTTCTATCCGCCCGAAGGCGAGGCTTAGCTTTCTCCGTGGTCATGACTCCCGGCATCATGGCTAAGCTCCAGCGCAGGTAGGCTTCATGGCCACTCGGCCTACCGCTATTGCTGACAAGGCTCACGAACTGAATCGGAGCTTATTTCAGTGTCCCCACCGATACAGGCACTCTCCATCACCATGGAGATATCGGGCCATTTGCGTCTGGCAAGACGTGTACGGAGAGGGTTACAGGGCAGCGTTGCAATCGGCGCAGCTGACTCGTCTGGTTTTGCTGTTTGCGAGGCGTGTCGGATGCTTACAGGTCGCCCTGAACACATCCTTGGCCTCGTTCTCGTCCAGATAAACGTTCTTGGCGTCCATCATTGCTTGGCTGCCAAGGCCTACTTGGCGAACCTTGTTGATCTTCTCGTCGATGATCCAGACCATCGCGGTTACTCCATTCAGTGGGCTTTCGAATGCCTCCCGGGGTTTGAGAGGCAGTCGTAAAGCCAGATGGCGATCCGGAAACAGCCAGATGCCATCTTAGGTGATGCAGGGGCCGCGTTGCGCGGAGGTTGCTTGGTCATCCGCATCCCAAAGCACCCAGTCCCCTAGGTGCTTCAGTGATGCTTTCCACCGTTACCCGCTACTGGCGCAGTCACCGGTTTGAATCTCTATGTCAAAGAACTTGTGTCCGGTCGGTCCCCTGTCGGGGGTCGGGAGATCACTTCGCTGATCCCGGGCTATCTGGCGGCTTCACCAGTCGTGTGGCGGGTCCTGTTAGGCCCTGGCGCCTCGGTGTTCTGTGGCGTTGATTGAATTTAAGCAAGCTAAACCTCCAGAGTCAAGCATCCTGAATAAATAAATTTAGAATGCTTAATTTGATAGGGGGTAAAAAAGCCCGATCAGTGCCGGGCCTGCAAGGATTGTCGCTACTGTTAGTCAGCTATTTCTTGCAAGGGAATGCGGTTTTTAGGGCTGCAAGAACCACGTTTGCTCCAGGCTCTGCCCAGCGCTCGGGGTTAGCCTTCAGCCATTTCCAGACTATGGCTGCGGCCTGGTTGTCTGTGAATTTTTCTGGTGGGCAATATTCTGTTTCGAGAAAAACCTCAGCCAAGGAGGAGATGTATCCCTTGTAGAAGCCCCCATCGAATGAGGAGCCGCTGCTGTTGTAGGCTTTCCCGGACTCATGCAGCGTGTTGCCAGTAACAGCCAGCGCAGTAAGCGGCATAAGAAACATTGGCGCAGCGATCAAAAATCTCAATCTATTCATATCACCTCCTTGGAATAAGGAAAATCACATCTCGCCGCCGCGCCAAATAACACGCCCCAGGATAGGCACTTCATGGAGCGCATCTTCGGAAACAGGTTCGTCCGGATATTTCGTTTTGTCTGCGTTGTCGCTACGAATCAACCAGCCTCCGGTAATCTGCTGGATCAGCCGCTTGATGCTGATACCTCCGTCTGGGCGCCTGAGGACGTAGGCTTGCCGATCCTTAGGCTCGGTCTTCGAGCCATCAAACAGCACCACATCACCCTCAAATACGTATGGCTCCATGCTGTCGCCCTCCGCATAGATGATGCGTAGGTTCTCCGGCTTAGCCTTCATCCTGGCCAACCAATCGCGCTTGAAGACGAGGCCTTCTGAGACCTCTACGTGATCATTCAGGTAGCCATCGCCGCACGCCCCGTGCGCCTTGTATTGGGGGATCAATGCGTAATCCTTCTCGCTTGGTGAGCCAAAAGATTCCTTGGCGGATACCTCGATCATCGGTTCGGTTCCATTAGCTAACCACTCGGCGCTCACGCCGGTAGCAGCCGCAAGAGCAAAGAGATTCTCTGGCTTCATGCTCTTGCTGTCGCCGGTAACCCACTGGGTTACGGCCGATCCGGTGACGCCGCATTCGTTGGCGATCACCTTCTTGAGCTTCTTGCTGTGTTTGATCGCCGCAGCGATTCGTTCTGGTCTGTTCATTCGCAAATATTAAGCCCGCTTAACTTTAGTATGGCCTTGCTGCTTGGCTCGACTTGCTGTTAAAAAATTAGCATGCTTAAATACAGTTATCGCTAAAGGAGCGAACCAATGAAGACCACTGATGCTGCCGCCTTCTTCGGCTCGAAAAAGAAGCTTGCCGATGCGTTGCTCATCAACCCGAGCGCGGTAACGCAATGGGGCGAATACGTTCCTGAGTCCCGTCAGTACCAGATCCAGGTACTCACCAAAGGCAAGCTCAAGGCCTCCGAAAAGAACACCGCCGCTTAAACAATTCCCTATCCGCAAGGAGCTGCATATGTACGAAGACCCCAAACATCTGAACCACAACGAAACAAAGGTGCGCCTGAGCGACGAGTACGACGAGTACCTGCGCTCCCTGGCAAAGATCCATGGGACGCAGAAGGCCGTGTTGGCACGGGAAATTCTTAAGGCTGCAATCCAGCAGATGAGGGAAGAGCTTACCCGTACCCAAGACATGGCCTGAAGGCCCGCAATGGAGGCTCTATGGCTGAGAACCAAAGCGACCTGCTTCTTGAGCAGATCGCGGACGAGAAAGATATCCATTTCCTGAGGGAGGCCGCTGCCGCACTCGGAATTTCAGTTGAGCAGTTAGTGAAGGAAAAAATCGAGAGACACATCGTGGCACGTACCAGGCCGAAGACGATGTCGGGAGCAGTTCAACCATTCCGGCGACCGTACTCACCAGCGAAAGCCAAGCCTGATGAGGGCCTGAAAAGTGAAGACAAGTAAATCGCAGGCACAAAAAACCCGCCTGGCCGGGCGGGTTCTTCAACAACCATTTGCGTAACACTCTGGAGCGAATAATGGAACAGACCGTCAGTAGCGTCAACCCCAAATTCGTATCGCATGCGCTGAGCTACCACCAGGCAGCCGCCATGTATGCGGCAAACATGATCCGCTTCCAATACACCAAAGAATCCAAAGCGAAATGCCGCCGTGAGTGCCTGGAGCACTTGAAGGCCTCTCTGTCGCACGGAGGGGAATCGGCATGAGCAATGTCATCCAACTGAAATCAGCCGGGGGCTTTACCCGGATGGACAATGATCTGTATGAGGCCCTCATTGGGGCTGATCTTTCTGGCCGCGAGTTGCGTGTCGCGCTGGCTATCCATCGCCAGACTGCCGGATACAACCTCGAGAACGCGCGCATTGCCGCCTCCTACATCGCCCAGATGTCCGGCATTCATCGCGAAGACGTTTCCCGGGCCATCTGTGAGCTTATCCGTCAGCGCGTCGTATATCGCACTGGAGGCAGTCGTAGCCCAATCGGTTTTTCACCGATCAATGAGTGGGCAATCGACAAGAAAAACACTCACCAGAACAAGCCAAAAGAAGTGCCACAGTGTGGCGTTTCTACCACGTCCACTGTGGCGTTTCTACCACACAATAAAGAAAGAAATACAAATACTACTCCTAACGGAGTAGTCGTCGACGCCGAGCGTCAACCTGAGCAACCCGAGAAAATTTCCCGGCAGACTCCAGCAATGGAATCTTGCCCGTATCAGGCAATCGTCAACCTGTATCACCAAGCTCTTCCTGAGCTGCCAGCTGTTGCAATGCTCAACGACACCCGCAAGCGTTCGCTGCAAGCTCGGTGGCGCGAAAGCGCTGTTCACCGTGACCTTGAGTTCTGGGCCGATTATTTCTTCCAGGTCAAGACCTCTGACTTCCTGATGGGCCGTGTCCCTGGCCGCAATGGCGGCAAGTCGTTCCGCGCCTCGTTCGACTGGCTGATTGCCCCGAGCAACTTCGTGAAGGTTGTGGAGGGCAATTACAATGCGTGATCCCTACAGCATCGAGGCCGAACATGGCCTGCTGGGCGCGATGATGCAGCGCCCTGAGTTGATCGACACCCTGTCCGAAGACCTGACCGCCGAGGCGTTCTACCTTCCGGAAAACGCAGACGTGTACCGCGGGATCATGGCCGTTCGATCCTCCGGCAAGGCAGTCGACTTCCTCACGGTTGGCAATCACATCGGCTCCTTGGTGGATGGCTCACCAGCCTTCGCCTACTGCGCCGAGATCGTCCGGAACACCCCAAGCGCTGCCAACGCCGCGACCTACGCCTCAATCGTTCGGGAGCGGGCCATAGAGCGCGCGCTGTACGACCTTGGCATGGAGGCCATGGAGATTTCCCAGAGCGACCAAGACGTCCAGTCCAAAATCTCAGCGATCCAATCGGCGGCCATGGCCATCGATAGCGGTTCGGCGGACGAGGTCGTGAAGGCCTCAGACGTCCTGATCGAGCAGGTCGAGGTATGGCAGGACCGCCACGACCGGCTTCTGAGCGGCCAAACGCTGATGGGTTTGTCAACCGGCCTTGCTGACCTTGACGAAAAACTTGGCGGCCTGCTGCCAGAGCAACTGATCATCGTCGCCGGACGCCCAGCCATGGGGAAAACCACGCTTGCCATGGGCTTCGCCGCGCACAACGCGATTCATGCGAATAAGGCCTGTCTGGTTGTCAGTCTGGAAATGAGCAAGGGCCAACTGCTGGACCGTGTCATCGCCTCAGAAGGTCGTATCCCACTCGGCCTGCTGAAGAATGGTTCAGCCTGCCAGAGCCACGGACCGCAGCAGGTAGCTGCGTCCGGCCTTGTGCGCAAGTCCAACCTGTTTTTCGCTGACCGTTCTGGCGCCACCGTGGGCCGCATTCGTTCCCTGGCCCGCCGGCACAAGATGCGGTATGGCTTGGACCTGCTCGTCATCGACTACCTACAGCTCATGGACGGCGAGGGCGGCAACCGCACCGAGCAGATCAGCAGCATCAGCCGCGGCTGCAAGCTGCTTGCCCGTGAGCTCGGCATCCCTGTCGTGCTGCTGAGCCAGCTCTCGCGCAAATGCGAGGAACGTCCAAACAAACGCCCGATCCCATCCGACCTGCGTGAATCCGGCGCCATTGAGCAGGATGCCGACGTGATCCTGTTTGTTTATCGGGACGAGATCTACAACGAGCACAGCGACCAGAAGGGTGTGGCCGAAATCATCGTTGGGAAGGGGCGGGACGTCGAAACAGGAACCGTCAAGGCAGCCTTCCTCGGGCAGTTCAACCGATTTGAAAACCTGGCCGCTGGCTGGAAGCCCGTTTTGGTGGAGGCCCCGCCAAAGGCAGCGCCGTTGTCCAGTCGTTACGCCAACAAGGAGCGCTACTGATGGCCGATGAAGCAGATATCGCTGGCGACGTGATCGAGCAAACACTCGAAACCGCCCTTGCTCAGATTCCCCGTTACACCGGCATCAGCGCCACTGAATGCGAGTGCGGCGAAGAGATCCCGGAAGGCCGTCGTCTGGCTATTCCGGGGGTGAAGCTGTGCGTGGGGTGTGCTGAGCGTAAGGCGCTGGTGAAGCATGGAGTGCGGCGGCTATGACTGACAAAATCAGCGTGAACAGCTCCAGCAAGCTCACCGAAGCCATCGGAATGCTTACCGCCATGTTCCGCGAGAAGAAGTTTGTGGTGATGTCGCTGCGCCCCGGCAAGGATCGCACCCTTGACCAAAACGCACTGTGGTTTGCCCTGTACGATCGAATCGCCCAGATGACCCAGATCGGCGACGTGGAGGATGCCCGTCGCTACTGCAAGCTGCACCTGGGCGTGCCGATCATGCGCGCCGACGATGCCGACTTCCGCGACGGCTGGAACCGCATTTTCCTGAATCTGCCCTACGAGCAGAAGCTTGAGCTGATGGGGGCTTGCCCAATCTTCGGCCCTGACGGATTCCCGGTGACTCGCCTGTTCAACCGTGCGCAGGGCATCGCTTACACCGATCGCATCGTGGACGAGTTCACGGCCAAGGGCGTGTTCTTCGGTGACCTGATGGGCGAGGTGGCGGCATGAGCATCGAGCGCAAACCCCGCAAGCCAAAGACCTGCGCCAACGAAGAGTGCAGGGCCTCATTCGAGCCTGCGCGACTGGGGCAGAAGGTATGCAGTCCAGCCTGTGGGCTGGCAACCAAGGACGCAAACGCTGACAAGGCGCGCAAGGCCCTTGCCGATATAGGCCGCAAGGAGCTGAGAGCGGCCAAGGAGCGCGTTAAGCCGAAGGGTCAGTACATGCGTGAGGCCCAGTCCGTAATCAATCGCTATGTGCGTCTACGCGATTCTCATCTTGGATGCATCAGTTGCGGGAAGCCTGCCAGCTGGCCAGGGCAATGGCACTGCTCTCACTTCCGCAGCGTCGGTGCCGCACCGCACCTCCGCTTCAACCTTTGGAACATGAACCGTTCCTGCTCAGTTTGTAACAACCATTTGAGCGGAAATATCGGTGCATACAAGCCGGCGCTCATCAAGAAGATTGGTCAGGACAAGGTTGATTGGCTGGAGTCGCATCACGCCCGCGCCGGGCATGACATCGAATATCTCAAGCGACTGAAACGGATCTTCTCCAAAAAGTGCCGGATTTTAGAGGGGCGACTGTCATGCAATGCAGCGTAGAAGAGTGCGGGCGCTCGGTTATGTACAAAGGGCCTCAGCTTTGCCAGATGCACTATCACCGCAAGCGCCGGAATGGCGATTTTGATCTGGTAGTCGAGAAAAAGCGGAAGAAACTTGGCTATTCCAGAGTTTATCGAGTGACGATGCCCGGCAAGGGATATCAGCGTCTTTACGAGCCGACTCACCCGCTTAGAGATAGCCAGGGCTATGTGGCCGAGCATCGGGCTGTCATGTTTGCAAAATACGGAGAGACGCTTCCTGACTGTGAGCTGTGCGGGATTGATCTCCATTGGAGTACATGCCACATCGATCACAAAGATCGAGATGTGAAGAACAACGCAGAGGACAACCTTCGCCCTCTTTGTGCGCGCTGCAATACCTGGCGCGACTACCCAGAGCAATGTGAGCTCCCAAAAAATCACAAAATAACCATCGAGGGAGTTTCAAAAACTCCTCAGGAATGGAGTAGAGACCCGCGAGTAAATGTCGCGGGCCGGACGATCATCCTCAGAAAACAAGCCGGGATGAGTGATTTCGATGCGGTCTTTGCGCCGAAGATCACCCATAACGGCCGCCAGCGAGTAGCGCCCCCGCCTAAAACAAGCCACAAGCGCGAGAGAAGCAATGCGTTCGTGATCACGATCGATGGCATAGCGGACACGCTTGCAGAGTGGTCGAGGATGCCAGGCGTAGCGGTTACTGAGCGAGCAGTGGCGAACAGAGTTAATTCTGGATGGGACCCGATAGACGCCTTATTCACTCCGCCCCGCAGTCGGTCCGGCTTGAGTGAAAGTGAGCGAGCCGAATACCGCGCCAAGACCCGCGAACTCAGGAGAGCTGCTGCATGATCATCCATCTCTACGTCGGCTTCATGTTTCTGCTCGGCCTCGGGTTGATTGCGGGCATTCGCCACTTGCTGCGTCGGGAGCGGATCGCGCGGGGGATTCGGCCATGAACTGGAAAGCCATCAGCAAGAACTGCATGACCAGCGAGGAAGGCTATCTGCTGAGCAAGTACGCCATGCAGGACGGGGCAGCGTACGTGGCCAGGACGCCAGCCGGGAAGATCCTGCATTCGGGCAAGGACCTGGCCAAGGCCAAGGCGGCATGCATTGACCATTTTGAATCGAAACAGGGGATGGCGGCATGAGCGGATACCTGATCAAAAACACTGCAGGCGAGACCAATCGCTTCCACGTCTACCGCCCAGGCGAGAAATTCCCAGCGTTCATGCTGCCGACTATCGAAGAGGCTTTCGCAATGATTGATCTGGACAAGGCGCAGCCTGTAATCGAGCCCTCAAAGGCCGAAGTGCTCGCGGGAGACAAGTAATGGCCGAACGCAAAGTCACGGACGAGCAGGTCGTCGAAGCACTCAAGACGATGACCATGACGGAGGCAGCCAAGTATCTCGGCGTGCACCTTCGAAGCCTCCAGAAGCGCAAGGCCCGCATGATCCGCAAAGGCTGGAGCCCAGAGCACGACATGACGCACCTGGTACCGGACGGGTTCCGCCTGCGCGGCACCTCGAGCCTGTACAAGGAAGGCGTGGCGGCTCCGGTGCTGCAGTGGGTGAAATCCAGCATCGACCATGAGCGACAGCGCGAGCTGATGCAGGCTGCGATCGAGGCCATGGGCGAGGACCTGCCGCGTATGGCCTTTACTCCGGCGCCGGCGGCCTGTAACAGCGACCTGCTGAACTGCTACGTCGTCACGGATTACCACCTTGGCCTATTGTCCTGGCATGAGGAAACGGGAGCCGACTACGACCTGTCCATTGCTGAGCAGCAGTTGGTTGCCTGGTTCGCCGCGGCAATCCGGATGGCGCCTGACGCCGAGATCGGCGTGTTTGCGCAACTCGGGGACTATCTGCATTGGGATGGCCTCGACGCCGTAACCCCGGCCAGCAAGCACCTGCTCGACGCTGACACCCGATTCCAGAAGCTGGTGCGTGTGGCGATCCGGGTAACCCGCCGTGTCGTCGAGATGCTGCTCACCAAGCACCAGCGCGTGCACGTCCTGATGGCCGAGGGTAACCACGACACTGCCAGCTCGATCTGGCTGCGCGAATGGTTCTCGGCAATTTACGAGAACGAGCCACGCATCACCGTCGACCGCAGCCCTGACCCGTACTACTGCGTCGAGCACGGCCAGACCAGCCTGTTCTTCCACCACGGGCACAAGAAGAAGCCGGCGGCGGTGTCGGATGTCTTCGTGGCCAAGTTCCGTGATGTCTTCGGCCGCACCCAACACAGCTACGCGCACCTGGGCCACCTGCACCACGTCGACATCAAGGAAAACAACCTGATGATCGTCGAGCAGCACCGCACCCTGGCAGCTCCTGATGCCTATGCAAGCCGCGGCGGATGGATCAGTGGCCGTGACGCCAAGGTCATCACCTACCACAAACTGTACGGCGAGGTAGGGCGCCTAACCATCAATTCCGACATGTTGAAAGCGGGGGCAGCATGAGAGACGCCGAAGATCTGTTGACGCAATGGGGAAGATGGAGCCGTCAACAAGTGGGGGTTCCACGCTGCACCTCGCCGTCGTACGTGCTGATGCGCGATAACGTGGAGCAGATGGACAGTTGCCCGGCGGCGAACATCACCGACGAGGAAGCAATGATGGTTGACCGGTTCGTAGCGCGCATGGCTCGGAAGAATCCGGACATGGCCAGCTGCATCTGCTCCTATTACCGCGGCTTTGACAAGACCATGGCTGATGTAGGAAAGGAGCTGGGGCTGGCCAGGCTGAAGGTGCGCGAGCTGATTATTTCTGGCCACGCCTACATCGAGGGATGCCTTGAAATAAGTTTGGCAGCGTAATAGGTCAACCAGCTTGACGTGTTAACTCAGGTCTGGCATATTGCCAAAAGATGCGGTTTTACCGCTTCGAAGCAGACGAAACTGGTCTTGGTAATGGGTATCCGGTACTGAACCTTCCAGGAGGGCCCGGACTAAGTCGCACGTAGCAGCCATCTGCGCCAGCTCTTTGACTCGCCGCCGTAAGCGGACGTTTGGTAGCCACGAGCAGCTAAGTGGCACGATCAACCAACGCCGAAAGCCCGCACATGCGGGACAAATTCCAAAGCCTCGCCATCGTGCGGGGCTTTTTCGTTTCTGGAGTCCCGATGACCATCACCGTCGACGAAAAGCTGCTTGAGCTGTCGCGCTGCCTGGCTGATACGGCCGCGCAGTTGCAGGGTGGCAGCCTGGATGACTTGGCTATGAAGTTCGCCAAGGCCGCCGAGAACCTGCTCGCCCAGGCGGTCAAGAGCTCCGAAACCGTCAAGTTCGTTTGATTTCCCCCCTGATACCGCTCCCCAGCGGTTTTGGCGCCTCACACTGGCGCCTTTTTAATTCCCCAACCGCCGAGACCAACGAGGCGCTTATGAGATCGCAAGCCATGTCAGAGCCCGGACCGTTGACCGCATTTGGTGGTATCGCGCTCTACAAGCTCGGGGCCTTTGGATTCGTGGCTGTCCTCGCGGCAATCGTCGTGATGGCTATGACGCTGCCCAAGACCGTGCGTGAGTTCGTCGTCGCAATGATCAGCACTACAGTCTCCAGCATCTGCGGCGGCGCCTTCGTGGTGCGCTGGTTCGATCTGGGCGTCTGGGCTCATGACGACATCGGACTGATTGCGATCGGCGGCATCATCTTCGTCTGTGGCCTTCCTGCATGGGTATTGGTCCGCGCATGGTTCAAGTGGGCCGAGAAGCGCAAAGACAAGGATCTTGCCGAGCTCGCCACAGAGCTGACGGATCTGAAGAAGACGATCACCGGCACCATCAACTCGCAGTAATTCGGAGCGCACATGAACCTCATTCCCCAGTGGACTCAGCTCTGGAAGCTGTACAGCGTACAGATCGCCGCCATCCTGGTTGTGTTGAATGCTGCCGCCACCTACTGGCCGGCGCTGCAAGGTGTCGTGTCTCCTGGCGTGTTCGCCACAGTCAACTCCCTGCTGGGCGCTGCCGTGATCCTCGGCCGCATCATTCAACAGCCTTCCGGCCTACCAGCCGCCAGCGGTCAAATTGTGACCTCGGAACAGATTGACTCAGTTATTACTGCTCTGAATGCAGTGCCTGGGGCGAAGCCAGATGGTAGCTACGACGATTATGTCGACAAGCCAATACAAGATGTCATCAAGGCTATGCAGGCATGGCGCAATGATGAGGCCTGAATGACATGACTCGCCAGATCAAGGTGCGCGCTTACCTCCCCTGGTGGTTCCGCACCTACGTTCGAGCAGTCTACGCATTCGCCTACATGGCAGGCCTTGAGGTTGACCAAGACGTCATCCGCGCCCAGGTCAAGCAAGCCACTCGCTACCGCGAGATCGAATAACTGAAGGAAGTCCACATGCTGACTGAATCCGCTCAGGAGCTGATGCGTCAAGAGCGTACCAGGATCATGGAGTCAGAACCGATTCACGGCTTGGAGAGTGACGTAGTCCGCCTATTTGTCGAGTCGTTTCAGACGGGAAACTACGAAGACCGCATTCCTATGGGCGTGCATGACACCATTATTTGCGAGTTCGTATTTAGGTATGGTAGGGCCGACCTAGTTGTTTTTCACGTAGACGGGTCTGCCAGCGTCATCGAGGTAAAGGATGGCACCAAGGGCTATGGCCATGTCGTTGCAGGGATAGGCCAGGTTGCGTTGTATGCCTGTCAGCTGGCTATGGCGAAGGGCACGCTGACAAAGGTCAGGAAATGCCTGCTCTGGACGTCGCCAGGATCACTTGAGACCGATGCTGTGATTGAATCAGCCTGCGAGGCTGCTGGGGTCATTGCCCTACCATGGCCAGAGCTAGGCCTGCTGATGGCAAACAGTGAAGCTGTGCGGAGAGTCATGAGGGGCGAGGTGCAAGATGGCCGCGCCTAAGAAGATTGACTACGAGCGCATTGAACCGGCCTGGCGGGCAGGTATTAAAAGCCCATCGCAGCTTGCGTTCGAGTACACAGCAGAAACCGGTGTAAAGGTTTCTCACGCCGCCATCATCAAGCATTTCAAGAAGCTTGGTGTGCCACGAGATCTTGGCGCGAAGGTCAAAGCCAAGGCCGATTCCATGGTTATGGAAGCCATGGTTACAGGCAAGGTTTCAGCCGTAACCACAAAACGCGATGCGGAGATTGTTCTAGACAGCGCGCTGATCGTAGCCAATGTGCGAATGGCCCACCGGTCTGACATTGGGCGCTCACGGCGCCTGGCCAACAAGCTGTTGGATGAACTGGAAGGACTGACCGACAACCGCGAGCTGTTTGAAGAGCTCGGAGAGTTGATGCGTGACCCAGATGACAAGGGTTTTGATCGCCGCAATGAGCTGTACGGCAAGGTGATCAGTCTGTCTGGCCGAACCAAGACAATGAAAGAGCTCTCTGAGACGCTGAAGACTTTGGTCCTCCTTGAGCGGCAAGCCTACGACTTGGAGAGCGCTGGTGACGTCGATCCTGCCGCCGCCAGCCTGACCGTCAGCTTCGTCAAGCCATCCAATGGCAATTGAGTTCCCCGACAAGCTCGCGTTCCTGTTCGAGCCGCACCGGCACAAGGTGGCATACGGGGGCCGGGGGAGTGGTAAGTCGTGGGGTTATGGGCGCGGCCTGTTGCTCCAAGGCGCTCAGAAGCCGATGCGTATCCTTTGCGCACGGGAGATCCAGAAGAGCATCGCTGATTCGGTGCACAAGCTGCTTTCCGACCAGATCGCTGCCTTGGGCCTGAGTTCGTTCTACGACGTCCAGCAGGCCTACATCAAGGGCAGGAACGGCACAGAGTTCAGTTTCGCCGGCCTGCAACAACACACAGTTGATTCGATCAAGTCCTATGAGGGCGTCGACATCGTGTGGGTTGAAGAGGCGCACGCAGTAGTCAAGAAGAGTTGGGACGTATTGCTCCCAACCATTCGTAAGCCTGGATCTGAGATCTGGGCAACGTACAACCCACAGCTTGAATCCGACGAGACGCACCAGCGTTTCGTGATTCATCCGCCGCCTGACTGCGTGTCAGTGCTGATGAACTACAACGACAACCCATGGTTCCCGGCAGTGCTTGAGCAAGAACGCCAGCACGCACAGGCAACTATGAAGCCCGAGCAATACGCTCACATCTGGGAAGGCAAATGCATGCCAGCAGTTGAAGGCGCCATCTACTTCGAGCAGATGAGCCAGGCTGAGTCGCGCATTGCCAATGTGCCGCACGACGGTCTACTGAAGACACACGTCATCTTCGACCTGGGCTGGAATGACGCGATGACGATCATCCTGGCGCAGAAGATGGCCGGTGAGATCCGCATCGTTCACTACATCGAAGGCCATCAGCGCACGCTGGCCGAGTACAGCGCCGAGCTCAAGGGCCTGACGCTGGACGGGCAGCCGATCAACTGGGGCAACGTCTACCTGCCTCACGACGGGTACGCCAAGCGGCACCAGAGCGGCAAGTCGGACGCCGAAGTGATGGGTCAGCTGGGCTGGACTGTCATGCCAGTGCCGAACATGCACGTCGAGACCGGTATCAACCGAGTCCGCGAGGTCTTCCCTCGCACCTATTTCAACCGTGACCGCACGGGCCGTCTGGTGGAGTGCTTGAAGCGCTACCGCCGGCAGATCAATCAGCAGACCAACGAGCCAGGCGCACCGCTGCATGACGAGTACAGCCACGGGGCTGACGTGATGCGCTACCTCGCCATTGTCGCCGACCAGCTCAGCAACGATGAGTGGGGCGGCCAGCTCAACTATCGCAAGCTCAACAACGCATAAGGGCACGAAATGACTAAGGGTCTGACCGAGGACGAACTCAAAGCCCTGGTCGGGGCCGAGATGCGCCAGTCGCTTGGGTATTCATCGTCCAAGCTGAGCCAGGCGCGCCAGAAGTCGATGTACTACTACCTCGGCATGCCGGTGGGTGATCTGTCGCCCCCTGAGGTTGATGGGCGCTCGTCAGTGGTCTCTACCGACGTGCGCGACACCATTGAGGCCATGCTGCCTCAGCTCATGGTGACCTTCGTCGGCTCCGACACGGTGGCCGAGTTCGAGCCGACCAAACCGGATGACGAGAAGAAGGCGCAGCAGGCGACCGAGTACGTTAACTACCTGTTCTACAAGAAGAACAACGGCCACCGCATCGCTTACACCTGGATGAAGGATGCGCTGCTGCAGAAGAACGGCATCGTCAAGGTCTGGTGGGACACCCGGCACGAAGAGACCCGCGAGGAATACCGCGGCATGTCTGAAGTCGAGCTGGCCCAGTTGATGGAAGACGACGAGATCGAAATCACCGAGCACTCCACGTCTGTAGACGAGGAAGACGCTCAAATGCGTCAGCAGGCGATCGCTCAACTGATCCAGCAGGCCCAGGCCCAGCCTCAAAGCGCGCCGCAGGTCATGCAGCAAATCCAGCAGATCGAGGCCCAGCCGCCAAAGCTGGTCTACGACATCGTCTGCAAGCGCACCAAGACCGATGGCAAGGTGTGCATTGAGAACGTGCCGCCTGAAGAGTTCCTGATCGCACGCAACGCCAAGGACATCGAGACGGCCAAGTTTGTCGCTCACCGGGTGCAGCGGACCAAGTCCGAACTGAAATCCATGGGCTACAAGAACGTCGACGACCTCGGGTCTGAAGACTCGGGCCAGGCGATGAACTCGGAACGCATCCAGCGCATCAGCTGGAACGACGAGAACGCCTACATCGACAACGATGCGTCGAACGATGACAGCCAGAACAACGTGTGGGTGCTTGAGGCCTACATGCGCTGTGACTACGACGGCGACGGCATTGCCGAACTGCGCAAGGTCACCATGGCCGGCAACACGCTGCTGGACAACGAGCCGGTCGACTGCATCCCGTTCGTGTCGATCACACCTGTTCCGCTGCCGCACCAGTTCTTTGGCCTGTCCATCGCCGATCTGGCCATGGAAAGCCAGCGCACCAAGACTAGCATCCTGCGTGCTCAGCTCGACAACATGTACCTGGCCGTCAATGGTCGGTACTTCGCGGTGGAAGGGCAGGTCAACCTTGACGACCTGCTGACCTCGCGCCCGGGTGGCGTCGTGAGGGTCAAACAGCCCGGGATGGCTGGCCGTCTCGACCAGGGCGCACCAGACATCGGTAATGCATTCCAGATGATGGAATACATGCAGCAGGACCTGGAGAACAAGACCGGTTGGACGCGCTACAGCCAAGGCAATGACCAGGGCGCGCTGAATGACACCGCAACGGGTGTGAACGTGCTGACCAACCGCGCTGACATGCGCCTTGACCTGATTGCCCGGAACTTCTCCGAAGGCTACGTGGACCTGTTCAAGCAGATCCTCAAGCTTGTCTGCCAGTACCAGCAGAAAGAGCAGGTGGTGAAGCTCACCGGCGGCTGGGTGCCGATCGATCCGCGCGAGTGGAGCAACCAGTTCGACGTGTGCATCAACGTCGGGATTGGCATGGGCAACAAGGACCAGAAGCTGCAGCACCTGCAGTTGCTTGGCGCCGCTCAGGCCCAAGGCATGCAGATCGGCATTGCGACTCCGGAAAACATCTACCACTCAGCTTCCGAGATGGCGAAGCAGCTCGGGTTCAAGAACGCCGACAAGTTCTTCACCGACCCAGCGAAGAACCCGCAGAAGGACAAGCCCGACCCTGAGCAGATGAAGGCCCAGGCGCAGATGCAGGTCGAGCAGGCCAAGATCCAATCCACGGCCCAGATCAAGCAGATGGAGCTGCAGCATCAGGCCCAGCTGGACCAAGCCAAGCGCGACCACGAGTTGCAGCTCGAAACGGCTCGCATGCAGATGCAGGCCCAGGTCGACGCGAATCGCCAGCAGGTCGAGGCCGATCAGAAGACCCTCATGAGTCAGCAGCAGGCCGAACTGGATGCTCTCAAAGAGCAGCAGAAGACCGAGCAACTGCGCATGCAGATTGAGTTCGACCAGTGGAAGACCATGCAGGACAACGAGACCAAAGTCCTCGTCGCACAGATCCAGGCCCACACCAGCATGAGCAACGCGCAAGCAAGTGCAGCCACCAAAGAGGCGCCGAATGGCAACGCTTGAAGAACGCATCTACGACGGCAACAGAGCCCGCGAATGTCTCGAAAACGAGCAGTTCAACTGGGCATTCGAAAGCATTGAGCAGGAGTTGACCAACGCATGGCGAACCTCACCGGCAAGGGACGTGGAGGGCAGGGAAAAAATCTTCATGACGCTCAAGCTTCTGGGCAGGTTGAAGGCAGCGCTCACGTCGAGCCTGGAGACGGGCAAGTTGGCGGAAGTGGAGCGGATCTACCAGCAGTCCCTGTTCGAGCGCGCCAAAGAGAGCTTGCGGCTTTGAGGGCATTCCTCACAGGCCAGTCCGTAATTATTCGCAAATGAATCCCATAGGGGACAATCAATGAGCTTGTTTATTCACCGCGCACTGGGCCATGTACTGATGAACGAATCCGTCGGCGATGGCGGCGGCGCACTCACTGTTGACGGCGGCGCTGCGGCGTTCGCTGCATTGCTCGACCCGCCAGTTGCGGCCGAGCCCGGTACCGAAGAACACCCAGAACAACCCACTGAGCCTGAAGTCGAGGCTGAGCAGGAGCAAGAAGCAGAATCCAGCGAGTCAGAGGAAGAGCCGCAGACCTTCACCGTCAAGATCGACGGCAAGGAGGTTCAGGTTCCACTCAGCGAGCTGTTGAATGGCTACCAGCGTCAGTCGGATTACACCCGCAAGACGATGGAAGCCGCCGAGCAACGCAAAGCAGCAGACGCCGAGACCCAGAAGGCCCAGCAGGAGCGCGTCGAGTACAACTCGAAGCTTGAACGCATGGCCGTACAGCTCGAAGGCGTGTTGGAACAACAAAGTCAAATCGACTGGGCCGCGCTGATCGAGTCAGATCCGGTGGAGTACCTGAAGCAGCAGCAACTCTTTCAACAGAGACAAGCGCTGTATCAGCAAAACATGCAGGAACGCCAACAACTCGCCCAGCAGTACCAGAACGAACAGGCACAAGCCCACCAAAGTTACCTGGCCCAGCAGCAGGAAGACCTCCTCGCCAAGCTCCCGGACTGGAAAGACGATGCAAAGGCCGCAGCCGAAAAAACCGCTATCTCGAAGTTCCTGCAAGAGCAGGGGTTCGAGGCTGAGGACATTTCGTCCATTGCCGACCACCGCCACGTGCTCATAGCGCGCAAGGCGATGCTCTACGACCAACTGATGGCCAAAGCCAACGTGCAAGCCAAGAAGGTCCAGGAAGCGCCCCAGCGGGTGGTCAAGCCCGGCGTCACATCCAACGGCACCGCAGACGGTCGCACGGCCGCAGCGAAGAACCATGCCAAGCATGGGACCGTTGAATCAGCCGCCAGTGTATTCGCTCAATACCTTTAATCTCGGAGCTATATCATGACTGCCCCTACCGGTACTTTTCTCACCACGGCTGCCATCGGTAACCGTGAGGACCTGACTGACACCATCTACCGCATTTCCCCGACTGCCACGCCGTTTATCTCGCTGGCAGCCAAGGGCAAGGCGACCAACACCCTGCACGAATGGCAAACCCAGGACCTCGCGTCCGCGGTGACCAACAACGCCCAGGTTGAAGGCGACAACGCTTCGGCCAAGACCGTGACCCCGACCGTTCGCCTGAACAACCGTACCCAGATCTCGACCAAAACCGTGATCGTGTCCGGCACCCAGCAGGCGATGAACCCTGCCGGCCGTAAGGATGAACTGGCCTACCAGCTCAGCCTGGCTGCTCTGGAACTGCGCCGCGACATGGAAAGTTCGGCCACCCAGCTCGACGTGACTGCCACTGCTCCGCGTCAGGCCCGTGGTCTGGTTGGCTGGGTCGTTGACAACGTGGACCGCAACGGCGGCACCCTGGCGTCGTACACCGGCAACACCGGTCGTACCAAGGGTACTGCGATCGCCTTCACCGAGGCGCGTCTGAAGTCCGTGCTGCAGAAGATCTTCACCGCCGGCGGCGAGGCTGATTCTATCCTCCTGCCACCTGCTGCGAAGCAGACCTTCTCCACCTTCACCGGTAACGCCACCCGCTTCGACAAGTCCGAGGATGCCAAGCTGTACGCCTCGGTCGACGTCTACGTGTCGGACTTCGGCGAACTGAAGGCTATCCCGTCCCGCTTCCAGGATGCGAACGACGTGTTCGTACTGCAATCGGACAAGTGGGCCATCAGCTACCTGCGCCCGTTCCAGACCATCGAACTGGCTCAGACCGGTGACGCCATGCAGCGTGAGCTGGTGGTGGAATGGACCGTCGAGTCGCGCGCACCGAAAGCGAACGGTGCCGTGTACGACGTGGCCTGATCCTGACGGCGATCAACAAGGGGAGCTTCGGCTCCCCTTTCTCATTTTGGAGAAAGCAACATGCCCAACACCAAGCAAATTGCCGACGGCTCATTCGGCATTGAAGGCTCGGCGGGCGGTGATGGCGGTTTTATCCCCGTGACGCTGAACTACATCGCTACCACCGTCGACTGCACCCTGTTCACCGCTGACCGTCCCTACGTCGTCAAAGCCATCCGTGGCCGCGTTGACGTGGCGGGTACTGGTGGTGCCTGCACTGCGACCATTCGCAAGGTGCCAAGTGGTACCGCGCTGACCTCGGGTACCGCGCTGCACACCGGCACGTACAACCTCGTCGGTACCGCAGCCACCCAGCAAGCGCTCACCCTATCGACCACTCCATCTGACCTTCTGATGGCTGCTGGTGACTCGCTCTGCTACGACCTGACCGGTACTGCGACTTCGGCCGTCGGCTCCATCAGCGTGACCCTCAACCCTGCCTAACCCACTGCCCCTTCGGGGGCGGTACTCCTTTGAGGAAGCTCCCAATGAGCAACACTTTTGAAGGCGCGGTCATGGTTGTGGCCACAGGCGTCAACATCACTACGTCTGCAGCTTCTGCAAGTGCAGTGATCCCCAGCATGTCCAGCGGCGAGCGTCCTCGCTATATCCGCATCACAGCCAGTACTGGTGCCTATGTGCGCATCGGTAACGGCGCGCTGACGGCGGTCAACACCGACATGATGGTTCAGCCAGGCGATGCCGTAATTATCGCCGTCTGCAACTTGGCGAATATCGCCGCCCTGCAGGTATCTGCCCCAGGCGTGGTGCAGGTTTCCCCGCTCGAAAACATGTAGGAAGGCCTCGTGATGATCGACCTCGATACCAAGTTCCATTTCCACGACGGCAAAATGACTGTCGAGCGCACGCAGGACTGCACCACCATCGTCGAGCGCACCAAGGCGCTGCACAACGGCGGTCACCATGGCAGCGCGGAAATGAAGCACGCGGCCAGCATTCCGTTCGTGATCATCGAGGACTACTGCAACAAGACCGGTATCACCTTCCATGAGTGCATCAGCAACAAGGAGCACATGCGCAGGATGCTGAATGACCCTGATTTGTCCGCGTTCCGGGTGTGGAAGGGCAAGGTATGAGCATTACCAACTACGCGGAACTGCAATCCTCGGTGGCGAACTGGCTCAACCGCAGTGACTTGACGGCGAATATCCCGGACTTCATCACCCTGGCCGAAGCACAGATGAGCACGGACTTGAAAACGCGCTCGATGGAAACCAAGGTGAACCTGGCGACCGTGGCCGGCACGAAAACCGTCGCCTTGCCGACTGACATGTTGGAGATGCGCCGGCTGCAGGTGGTGGGCACGTATAACCAGCCGCTGTCCTATCGCTCGCCGGATGAACTGAGCATCGACTACGCCTCGAACCAGTCCGCCCAGCCGATCGTGTTCACTGTCGTCGGTGGGAATATCGAGCTGGCGCCGATCCCGGACGCCGTGTATTCGCTGGAACTGACCTATCAGCAACGTATCCCGGCGCTGTCCGACCTGAACACTACCAACTGGCTGCTGACCAACTGGCCGAATGCCTACCTGTACGCCTCATTGCTCGCCGCCATGCCTTTCATCATGAACGATGCTCGCTTGGCTACCTGGGCACAGCTTTACAGCCAGGCTGTTGAGGGCATCAACGGTGTCGACTGGTATAGCGGCTCGACCATGAAGGTGCGCTCGCGATGATCCCGCTGACCGGTTTTGCGCCTGATGCGGACGTGACCACGCCCGGACTGATCACCAGCTGCACAAACCTGATCCCCTACCTGAACGGCATGGAAGGGGCGCCAGAGCCCGCAACACCTGCGTCGACGCCTGTCCTTGCGGCAGCCTGCATTGGCGCTGCGGTGGTGTCCAAGCTCGACGACACACGCCGAATCATCGCTGGCACGACTACCAAACTCTACGAGCTGCTGGCTGGCACATGGGCGGACATTGGCCGAGCTGCGGCCTATACCGGTGGGGTTGATACTCGCTGGTCCATCACTCAATTCGGTGATGCCACGCTGTGCGCGAACCGGTCGGACGTGATTCAACGCTCTACCGGTGCAGCCTTTGCTGACGTGGCCACAGCCCCCAAGGCCGAAATCCTGTTTACGGTCGGGGCCTTTGTGATGGCGCTGAACCTGAACGACGGTTCGGAAAAGCCGGATGGTTGGCAGTGCTGCGCGGCGTTTGATGACACCTCTTGGACGCCGAGCCTCGCCACGCAGGCAACGGCCGGGCGTCTGGTCGCTACTGCCGGCCGACTCACTGCCGGGATGCGCCTGGGTGAGTACGCGATCGCCTACAAACAGCGCTCGATCTACCTGGGCCAGTACGTCGGGGCGCCTACGGTGTGGAACTGGCTGCAAGTGCCAGGCGGTGACGCCGGCTGCATCGGCAAGGAGGCGATCTGCGATATCGGCGGGGCGCACTTCTTCGTCGGCGATGACAACCTGTGGATTTTCGACGGCACCCGACCAATTCCGGTGGCTGATGGGTATGTCCGGCAGTTCTTCTACGACAACTCCAACCCGTCGTACCGCTACCGGACAGTGTGTGTCTTCGACAAGCAGAAAAACCTGGTGTGGATTTTCTACCCCTCGCTCAGCTCACAAACACTTGATTCTGCGCTGGTTTATCACGTCAACGCGAAGAAGTGGGGCGTTGCCAACCGCAACATTGAAGCGGCGCTGAACTACGTATCAACCGGCGTGACGATTGATGGGCTGTCGTCCATCTCGTCCACCATCGACGGCCTGGCGCCTTACTCGTTCGACTCGCAATTCTGGCTGTCTGGCGGCAAATCGCTGTCCGTGTTCAATGCCTCGCACCAGTTGCAGGCCATGACCGGCGACTCTACGGGCAGCTCCATGACCACTGGCGAAGTGGGTGATGACGACGGTATTTCGGCTCTCAACAAGATCCGCCTGCGCTATGCCAGAGCACCTACCGCAGCGACCGTGCAGACATTCGTCCAGAAGAACTCGGGCACTGGCTTCACGGCCGGAGCGAATGGCGCTGTGCTGGATGGCAAGTTTGACCTGCGCCAGTCCTCGCGCTGGCACAAGGCGACATTCACCTTTACCGGCCCCGTACGCGTGACGCACATGGACGCCGATCTGGCGCCGGCCGGGGGGCGCTAATGAAGCTCAAGACAACCCCCACGGTTGGGACCACTGACCCGGTCCTGCAGAGGGAACTGCGCGAGCACGCAACTCAGGTCAACCTGATCTCTGAGGGCCGCATCGCTGGGTTTTACGCCGCATTGACGGCAGCACCTACCACTGGCTCATGGATGCAGGGCGATTCGGTCCTGAACTCGGCCCCGACTGAGCTCGGCGCTGCAAGTTCGAAATACGTGATCGAGGGCTGGACCTGCGTTGTCTCCGGCACGCCAGGGACTTGGGTGCAACGTCGCTTCCTGACAGGTAACTGATGAACAGACTGATCGTGGTGCCAACGACTCATATCGACGTGGCCTGGAAGGAGGGCGCGCACAATCTCGGCCTAGCCTGTGCCACATCCGGCGGCGAGATTACAGGCGATCAGCTCAAGATGATGCTGAGTCGCGGCGAACGAACGCTGGTCAGGCTCGATCGTGACGACTCGATCGTGGGCTGGGGCGTGGTCGGCGTCGAGCAGTTACCCAACTTCCGTGTGCTGTATGTCTACGAGATGTACGCACCGCACGGTCACTTCGAAGATTTTTTCAATGAACTGGAAAGCATGGCCAAGTCTTTTGGCTGTTTGCGGCTGCGTTGTGCGGCTGCGCCAGCTCAAGCCCGTCTTTACCGGCAGCGCTGCGGGTTCGCGCCTGTCTACCAAGTCCTGGAGGTCGAACTGTGAACATTGATGCCTTGCACGAACAGCTCAGCGCAGAGTTCGGCGGCCCGGCCCTGGGCGCGCTGCCAGCCTTCCCGGGTGATGTGATCCGCCCGCACAAAGGTGGCGGTGGTAGCAGCACGACCACGCAGGAGGTCCCGGCCGAGCTCAAGCCTTTGGCTACCGCTTATAGCCAGAAGGCTATGGAGCTGTCGAACCAAGGCTACCAGGGCTACAACGGACCGCAGGTGGCCAACAACAACTGGTGGCAGGATGCAGGCGCCAAGTTGATCGGCGATCGGGCCATGAGCGGTAACCCGCTGATGAACCTGGGCCAAGACACCATGAAGAACGCCCTGGCCAGCGGTAATGCGGCAACGAACAACCCTTACGGTTATGCCGGCGCTGTCGGCTCTGCAACTCCTGCTGTGAATGGCGGAACCAACCAGTACGCGGGCGCAAACCCCTACCTGCAACAGAACATCAACGCCGCAATGGGCGACATCACGCGCAACTACAACGACGCCGTAGCACCAGGTCTCACGACTCAAATGGTCAATTCAGGCTCGTTCGGCAACACCGGGGCCCAGGCCTCGACCGCCAATGCGCTCAACGACCTGACCAAGAACCTGGCCAACACCTCGTCCAGCATGCGCATGCAGGACTACGTCACGCAGCAAGGCCTGGCGGAAAACCAGATCAATCGCAACATGCAGACCAGTCAGTTCAACAGCGGGTTGTCTGATTCGGCGTTGGCGCGTCTCCAGCAGAACAACCAGTTCAACTCGAACATGGGCAACGACTATGCCTCGCGCAACGACCAGATGAAGTCGCAATACCTGAACCTCGCGCCGACCTACGCCAATCAGACCTACACCGATGCGGCGCAGATGATGAAGGTAGGTCAGCAGTACCAGGACAACAGCCAGCAGAACCTGGATGTCCAGTACCAGAACTACCTCGACCAGCAAAACGACCCGTACAAAAAACTCGCGGCCATGTCCGGCGTCTTCGGTTCTGGCATCGGGCAAACGTCGGCCACCAAATCGTCTGGAGGCGGCAAATAATGCTCCCACTACTGATTCCAATCGCTATTGGTGCTGTTGCTGGCGCGATGATGAACCGCAAGAAGCCTTTGCAGGGCGCTGCTTTGGGTGCTGCCGCAGGTGCAACGGGTGGCGGACTTCTCGGCATGGGGGCCGGGGCTGCTGCTGCCGGCGGGGCTGGCGCAGCCGGCGCGGGAGCGGCTGGAGCTGGCGCCGCATCGGCCGGCGCTGCCGGGGCAGGTGCGGGGGCCGCAGGTGCTGGAGCAGGCACGGCAGCCACTACGGCCGGAGCCGCACAGTCAGGCGGTCTACTCAGCACAATGGGCGCGTATGGCGCTCAAGCTGGCCAGTACATGAAGGCCGCGCAGCCTTATATGTCGGCCGCCAATACCGGCATCCAAACAGCCGGCCTGCTTGGTCAGATGGCTCAGGGTGATCAAGCCACCCCGCCGCCAATGCCTCCCATGGCCCAGGGCGGACCTCAAACACTGGATCAGCTTGCTCAAGGCGCGCAGAACCCTCTGATCGCGCGCCGTCAGCAGATGATGGCGCAACGTCAGAACATGTGGGGTTGAAATGGACGGACTTCTTGATTTCGCAGCGACTCCAGAAGGCCAAGGCCTATTGGCGGCGGCGTTCGGCGGCCTTGCAGGCGCTCGCCGTGGCGCACCGGTCAATACCCTGGGGATTGCCGGGCTTGCTGGACTGACGGGCTACAGCAACGCAGCATCGCGTGACTCGACGCAGAAATACCGGGATATGCAGGCTCAACAGATCCAGGCCAATCTGCGCAAGCAAGAGATGGCTATGGACATGGTGAAGCGCATGCAGGGCGGCGCACCAGGCGGCCAAGCCCCGGGCGGACCTGGTGTGCCAATGCCTGGCGCTGGTTCTATGGCGCAGGGACAGGCCGGTCAGCAGCCGCAAGGATCTTTCCCGCTCGCCCTGAATGACGTTGCCGCCTACAACATGCTCGACCTGCCAAACGGATCGACTATTTTCGACCTGTACAAGCAGGCCAACAACCCGCAGGAACGTAAGGGTGGCAATTACTACGTCGACCCGCGCACCGGCGCGCAGACCTACATGCCGAAGCTGGCTGAAGGCGTAATGATGAATGGCCAAGGTCAGGCCTTGCCTGTACCTGGTGCAGCGCAAGCCAATGCCGGATACAAAGGGGCAGAGGCCGGCGCTGAGGCGGCCGCTCAATTCCCGTACGCCGTAGGACAGAAGCGCGCTGAGCAGGTTGGCGCTGCAGGTCTTGACCCGATGAAGGTCGTAGGCCCGGATGGCAATGAGTATTACGCTCCGCGGCTCAATGTCGCCGGTGGTGGTAATGGTGCAATGCCAGGGCAGGGTGGCGGATTTATGGCAGGCCGCAACCCGGTGAATCAGGCCGCTTCTCAAGACCTGAACAAAAACTGGATCGCCAGCACCTACCAGCCAACCCTGGATGCCGGGAAAAGCGCTGGCGACATGAGAAATTCGATCCAGGCGGCCAGGAATATCGACATCAGCACAGGCTACGGGACTGAAGCCAAGGCTATGGGCGCCAATGTGTTAACCAGCCTTGGCATCGCTCCTAAGAATGCAGAACTGTTCGCATCCAACGCGCAGAAGTTCCAGTCCGTGGCCATGGACCGCCTCCTTACGGTGCTCGGTTCGCAGAAGGGGCCACAAACCGAAGGCGATGCCGATCGAGCAAGCAAAACATTCGTCAGCCTCAAAAACACGCCAGAAGCGAATACCTTCATCCTCGATTTAGCAGAGGCAAAAGCGAATCAGGATGCGCGCAAGGCACAGTTTTATGAGCAGGCGTTGCCGCTGGCACAGAAAGAAGGTGACCTCATGCGCGTTGACCGCGAGTGGCGGAAGATCCAGGGCTCCATCTGGAATGATCCGGTGCTCGGCCGCTGGCAGAAACAGCAATGAACGAACTCTTCGCGCAACTTGAGCAGAAAAATGGTCTGCCGTCCGGCCTGCTTGATGCCGTCTGGTCTGCAGAATCCAGCCGCGGCGAGAACATGCAATCCCCCAAGGGTGCGCAGGGTCATTTCCAATTCATGCCGGCGACTGCCGCGCAATATGGGCTCGATGACCCGAACAACTTGCAAAAGTCGGCCACCGCCGCCGCGCGCATGCTCTCCGACATGATGCAGCAGACAGGGAGCGTCCCGGGCGCTCTGGCTGCCTATAACTGGGGGATTGGCAATGTGCAGCGCAAGGGAATGGACGCGGCCCCGTCCGAGACGCGCAACTACATCCAGAAGGTGACTTCGAACATGTCTCAGCAGCCATCGCAGGACGACCCATGGGTAGCGCTTGGGCAGCAATTTAGCCAGCAGGCTCCGTCAAAGGCGCCAGAGGCTCAGGATGAATGGGGTGCGCTTGCCAAGCAGTTCAGCATGCAGCCGGCGCAGAATGCGCCAGTGCAGCAGCCAGCCACAGCGCCTGCCATTGCCGCTGAGCAGCCCATGGCAACCCCTGCCGCACAGCCAATGGAAGCCGTGCAAGCCAGTCAGGCCGCGCCACAGGCTGGTCGCTTCGGCAATCTACTGTCTCGTCTGCCAGCCAACGCCGGGAAAGAGCTGGTCGGCGATTTGGGCAACGTCGTGGCCGGCGCATTGCGTGGGGCCAGTTCAATTGGCGCAACCATCGTCGCCCCTTACGACATCGCCAAGGATGCCATGGCCGGCAAAGGTCTGACTCTTGAGTCGAACCGTCAGCGCCGAGCTGATACAGAGCAGGCATTCAGAGAGCTGGGGGCCAATCCAGACTCCATGGCATATAAAGGTGGCAAGCTGGGTACTGAAATCATGGGTACGGCCGGCATGGGCGGCGCGCTGGCCAAGGGTGCCGCGATGCTCCCGGGTGCGGCAAAGATTGCTCCACTGATTGAATCAATCGGTTCCGGCGGTTTCCGCGCAGGCGGAATGACCGGTATCCCGGCTCTGGCTACCCGCGTGGCTGGCGGCGGTATCACTGGCGGCGCATCGGCCGGACTGGTGAATCCCGAGGATGCCGGCTCTGGCGCAATGATCGGCGGTGCGGTACCTGGTACAGCCGCCATGGTCGGAAACACTACTCGCGGCATCGGTCGAGCACTGCGCGGCGGAGAGGTGAAGCCAGCGGTTGTTGAACTGGCTAACAAGGCAAAAAATGTCTACGGAATTGATATACCTGGTGACCGTGTTGTCAACAGCAAGCCAATGAATGCCCTTGCTTCGTCGCTTGAATATCTCCCCCTGAGCGGCAGAACTGGCACGCTGTCAAAAATGAACGACCAGCTGAAAACAGCATTGAGCCGCACGATTGGCCAGGACACAGATGATGTGAATATGGCACTGCGCAATGCAAGGGAAGATCTTGGGTCTAAGTTTGAAAGTGTGTTGCAAAACAATAAGGTAAAGGTCGATAAGCAGTTTGTTGACGAGCTTGCGCAGCATGCGAATCAGGCATCGAATGACTTAGAAAGTGGCCAGGCAGCGATTATTCAGAAACAGATCCAAGAAATCATGGCGAAGGTGCAGAACGGCGAAATCGACGGCCAGGCTGCCTACAACATCAAAAAAACGCTTGATCGAATCGGCAGCCATAACACGCCACAAGCCTACTATGCGGGCGATCTTAAAAAGTCATTGATGAGCGCACTAAACCGATCAATGAAGCCGGAAGAGGCGGCGGATTTTGCAAAAGTCCGCCGACAGTATGGGACGATGATTGACCTTGAAAAATTGGCGCAAAATGGCGCCGACGGTGACATCTCTGTGGCTCGGCTGGCCAACATGAAGAACATCGGCAATCCGGAGTTGCAGGATTTGGCCGATATCAGCGCGCAGTTTATTAGGACGCGCGAAAGCCCGCATGGAGCCATGCAGCGCACTGCGCTTGGCTGGCTCGGAGCGGCCGCGGCCGGCACACTAAACCCGGCTTTGGCCGCAACAATACTGGCAGGCGGCAGAGGAACCAATGCGGCCCTCAATAGTAAAGCCGTTCGCGGCATGCTCTTGAAGCCACCAAGCCAAGGCCTAGGATTGTTGTCACATGGCGCGGAAAAGGCGAACAAGGTTCTTCCGCTGCTCATGCCTCAACTGATCAATGACCAGTGATGCCTAGCCAGAAGCCGTAGATCGCTGCGCCGATAACTATGGCTATGCCTTTCCAAATCATAAAGTCGATCATCGTAACATTCGAAAAATCCACCCAGACCTCCAGGGCGTAACGCCCTCACTCAACTAAGCCCCGCCAAGTGCGGGGCTTTTTATTGGGATGAAAAACATGCCGATTCCTTCTTCGATCAATGACCTTTCGACCACGGCCGGTAGTAACTCCCCGGCTGGGTCTGAATCGCCGTCGACCATTGATGACTACCTGCGAACGTATGCATCATACATCGCATTGCTGCGCGACCAGAACCAAACGACTCCGCAAACCATCGCGGCGGCTGCGTTGACGGATATTGGCGCGGCCACGTCCAACATCATCTTTATCAGCGGTGCGGCGACTGTTACTTCCCTCGGCACGGCTGCCGCTGGGGTGACGCGCACCCTGCGCTTCGCCGGCTCACTGATCCTGACGCACAACGCCACTTCGCTGATCCTGCCTGGTGGTTTCAACATCACCACTTTCGTTAACGATACAGCTGAGTTTCAAAGCCTCGGATCAGGCAATTGGATTTGCACCAAATATTCGGTTTTCAGCGTCAAGCCAGGGGTGATCGTCGGTAACGTTACCCAGTCGGGCGGGGCGGTAACCGGCGCAATCATCGAGCGCGGCTCGAATGGCAACGGTGAGTATGTGCGGTTTGCAGATGGTACACAGATCTGTACCCGGAACAGGTCATATAGCCTGGTAATCGGTGATTTCACGGCCTACGGGAATATCTGGTACTACTTCGGCAGTTGGACATTCCCAGCGGTTTTCGCAGTGGCTCCGGCTATAGCTGGGGATGTCAGAGGGGTGGGTCGGGTCAATAGCCTGAGCGGCGATCCGAACACGACCACATCGGCCTGCAACTTCTTTGTGATTGATTACCTCACGCCGGCAGGGATCTCCGTCGTGGAAAAAGTATTCGCCATTGGGAGGTGGTTCTAATGAGAATTATTCTTTCTCCGCAACGCTCTGATGCTGAGCTTGTTGTAGTAAAAGCTGGCGATGTGCTGACGGTCAACGGCGAGGCCTTCGATTTTTCCCCAGCCACCGAAGGGAGCACATTGCCAAGGTCGGCAATTTCCGGCGACTGGTTTGTGGGAAATGTCGATCGGCAAGATGGGCAGTTGATCATCACTCTGCGCCTGCCAATCCCGAGCAATGTAAGCCCTGATCAACCAGTGCCGGCTGACTTGATCGATGTGCCAGATGGGCCGGTGGCTTTTCCTGCCCCACTGCCGATGCAGGTATCGGAAATTGAGCCGGAGGTGGAAGCATGAGCAATATCGACTGGTCTCAACTCATTACCAAGGCCATGAAGGATGCCGCCGCCGCCACTGCGCACCTCGCCGCCATGAAAGCAGAGCTGGCCGCACGTAACGCACAGTGCGTGCTGCAGATTGCCAGAATCCAGGACCGGATTGATACGATCGGCTACGGCATTGATGCGGGCGAAGCTACGCCGGAGGACGAAGCCGAACAGGCCGCCCTGCTGGTTAGCCTTTCCGCCTGGAAGGCCTACAAGTTCGCCTTGGGCAAGGTTACCAAGCAGGCTACGTGGCCCGCCGCGCCGATTTGGCCGGTTGCTCCCGCCATTCCCGATATCGCTGCCGACCCGGACGCAGCCTTAACCCTGCAGAGCTGATCCCTGGAGAAAGGTATGCCCATCACCGCGCAGCAGTTGCTGCAGATCCTCCCGAACGCCGGCAAACAAGCCGGCGTTTTTGCGTCTGCGCTGAACCTGGCCATGGAGCGGTATCAGATCAACACGCGGTTGAGAATGGCTGCGTTCATTGCACAGGTCGGGCATGAGTCCGGGCAGTTCCGGTATGTACGCGAGCTCGGCGGTGACCAGTACCTGAGCAAGTACGACACTGGTCCGTTGGCCAAGCGGCTGGGCAACACGCCCGAGGCGGACGGTGACGGCCAGAAGTACCGCGGGCGAGGCCTGGTCCAGATCACGGGGCACGACAACTACCTGGCGTGCAGCAAGGCACTGTTCGGCGATGACCGACTGCTGCGGACACCAGAATTGCTCGAGCAGGCCGAGTGGGCGTGCAAGTCGGCGGCGTGGTTCTGGAACTCGCGCAACCTGAATGCCCTGGCCGATGCTGGCGATTTTGTCGGCATCACCCGGCGCATAAACGGCGGCCTGAATGGTATGGCCGAGCGCAAGGCCTTCTATGCCGCCGCGCTGAAGGTGCTGGCATGACGATCTGGCTCCGATTCCTTCCTTATATAGCCGCACTGTTGATCGGCGCGGGCGGTGCCTGGATGTGGCAGGCCAACAGCTACACGGCAATCCTTGCCACCAGCGAGGCCAATCATCAGGCAGATCTTGCCGCGATCGCCAATGCTGGTGCGGCCCAGGCGCGTCAGGCGCTCCAAAAGCAGCAGGCCGCCGAGCAGGCGCTTGCCACCCTCGACCAAAAAGCCCAGAAGGAAAAGACCGATGCGCTCGCTGAAAATGACAAGTTACGTTTTGCTGTCGCTGCTGGCGCTCGCCGGCTGCGCATCGCGGGAAGTTGTAGTGCCAGTAGCGGGGACGTGCCCGGTACCGCCAGCGCCTCCAGCCTGGGCAATGCAGGCACCATCGAACTCTCTGCAGCTTCTGGACGGACTGTTCTCGACGTTCGCGCCGGAATCATCGCCGACCAAGCAGCCCTGAAGGCGCTCCAGTCATACGTGCTGAACGTGTGCCGACCCGGGATTAATTAGGTCGGCCCACTCCTGCATCATTCCCCGGCGCTGCTCTAGGTACGCGGCGTGGTTGTACACATCACGAATGACGCTGCTGTCGGCGTGGGCCAACTGGCGTTCGATCCAATCGCGGTTGTACCCGCGGCCGTTCATCTCGGTCGAGAACAGGTGCCGGAAGCCGTGTGGCGACTGTTTGCCGGTGAGGCCGCACGAATCCATGACGTTGTTCGCGTAGTTGGTCCCGATCGGCGCTGTCAAAATGTTGCGGTTCCTGAACACGTAGCGCTGGCCGCCCGTGATCGGCAGCATGCTTTTCAGCAGCTCGACCGCTTGGCGCGACAGTGGCACCGAATGATCCCTGCGCATCTTCATCTTGGCGGCCGGGGTCGTCCATATCGCGGCGTCCAGGTCGATTTCCGACCATTCAGCATGTCGCACCTCGCCGGGGCGCGAGGCGGTGTAGATCATCAGCATCAACGCCGTCTTCAGTTGATGCCCGGCCGCACAATCCCTGATCGCCGCCATGGTGGTCGGCATCTGGTCAAATAGCAGGAACGGGTGCGGCTTGTGCTGGCCCATCTTCTCGGTGACGGCGTGCATCTCGGCGGTTGGGTTCGCCTCGATCAGCCCGGTGGCAATCGCATAGCTGAATACCTGGCCCATGCGCTGGCGCACTTTCACGGCCGTACCCACCGACCCGCGCTTCTCAACGCGCCGAATCAAGCCGATGACGTCGGCCCGCTTGATGGTGTCAATCTGCCGATCGCCAAAGACTGGCAATACATCCAGTTCCATGGCGTTGCTGATCACCCGGTAGGTGCCCGACGAGATACTTCCCTTCCTGAAAGCCAGCCATTCGTCATAGACACGACGGAAAGTGCGGCCCCCGGCCTCGATCATCTCGGCCTTCTTCTCACGCCTCGAATGGCGCGGGTCAACTCCGTTCGCCACGTCCTCTCGCGCCTCGTCTCTGCGTGCGCGCGCTTCCTTCAGGCCCGTTTCAGGGTAAGTCCCAAATGAGATCCGCACCTGCTTGCCGAGCCAAGTGTACCGAAAGTGCCAACTCTTGACCCCGCTGGCCGCCACATAGAGGGACAGGCCCAGGGCATCGGGGAGGGTATATGCCTTGTCCTTTGGCTTTGCCTGCTTGGCTGCGGTGTCCGTGAGTGCCACTAGTACATCCTCGCGCTGGTCATTTTTCAATGTACTGGATGATGTACTAACTCGGCGCCACTGGGAAGGTTTGCGGTGGTACGCGGTGATACGTTTGATGCTCTGAGAATGCCGGTTTTAAGGGGTTTTTGGTACGGGGAGGTTTTCGGCGGGAGGCTACCGTGGAAGCTTTGAAAATTTCCACGGTATGACCTGTAGGGCTTGAATTTAGAGGGTTTTAAGCGGGGATTGGTTTCTGGTGTACTGATCAATGTACTGATTGATCGTTGCTGGGGGTCAAATCGAGCATCCATTGAGCGATTGCCGACTGGCGCCAGGCCACCGAGTTGGGGCCTATTCTAACCTGTTTTGG